CTATTGCGTTCTCTGGGCCTATCGCTGTTTTTGTCAGTGTGTTTCTCATCTATCCACTCGGACAGTCCAGTTGGTTCTTTGCACCGTCGTTTGGCGTTGCAGCGATTTTTAGGTTCCTACTCTTCTTACAGGGTTTCCATAACTGGACGCTCAACCCTTTCCATATGATGGGAGTCGCCGGTATCCTTGGTGGTGCATTGTTATGTGCAATCCACGGAGCAACAGTAGAGAACACACTCTATGAAGATGGCGAACAGGCAAATACTTTCAAAGGTTTCGAACCTACGCAAGAGGAGGAGACTTACTCGATGGTTACTGCGAACCGTTTCTGGTCACAGATCTTCGGTATTGCTTTTAGTAATAAGCGTTGGTTGCATTTCTTTATGCTCTTCGTGCCCGTCATGGGTCTCTGGACTAGTTCTATCGGTATTATTGGACTCGCTCTTAATCTACGTGCTTACGACTTTGTATCTCAGGAGATTCGTGCAGCAGAAGATCCAGAGTTTGAGACTTTCTATACCAAGAACATTCTTCTGAATGAAGGACTCCGTGCATGGTTGGCACCAGTTGATCAACCACATGAGAACTTTATCTTCCCAGAAGAAGTATTACCAAGAGGTAACGCACTGTGATCAAATCACTCTTCACTTTTATGTTTGCTGCATTGATGTGGGTTCAAGTTCCACAATGGAGTGACGACTGGTCTAAGTGTGCAGTAGATGTGCCAGACACAGCTTGTCATTGGTACATCACTGCACCCGATAGCACCATGGGTGAAGGATTTAGTTGGGCAAATGCCCCGTGGTTCAGTGTTGAGGGTCTCCGCGATGTTGGAGAGCTTCACAATACAATGGCATCAATTCAAACTGCGAGCGAAGCATGAATCATTATCTAGTTTTTGTATATGGTGTATGCTTTGCTCTCATTGGGGGTGCTGCATTCGCAATGATGTGGGCAAATATCATGTCACTTGATATGAAACCCAAACCAGTCCGTCAAAAACATCCTGAGGCCCCCCAAGAGGGGGAAGAGGTTATGTATGTCGATTTCAATAGAGAACGACTTGAAGACCTTTACAAACAGGATAAAAATTGATATACTAAGAGGGTTACCACCCTCTTTTTTTATGATTGAGTTTCAGAGTGAAGTCCAAAACATAATCGAAACCCTTGGATGGGAAGATGATGATGATGTTGTCGTTGAAATTGGCGGCACTGTTGTCAGTGGTATTCATCAGGGTGAGAACTACAATAAGAAGTGGGCAACACCTTTTGGTGTGCGTAAGTACAACAAAGATGCGTTTATTATCATCAGTAATAATTCCCGTAGAGATTTGACTGGATCTAAACCTATGGACCGGGAACACAAACCACATCACAATACTAAATAAATTTCAAGTCAACAGAGACTATGACCTTTACGATTTATTCAAAGGACAATTGCCAATACTGCACAAAGATTGAACAGTTGATGCAATTTACAGAGGTTAAATATGTTGTCTATAAATTAGACAGAGATTTTACCAAAGAAGCATTTCATGATGAGTATGGTGAGAAAGCCACCTTTCCCCAAGTAACCTATGGTTCCCAAACTATTGGTGGGTGTGCCGATACCATTAAGTTTTTGAGAGAACAAAAACAATTGCCAGAGGAATGAACGAACTTTGCTACCTTGTAGAAACCGCCATTGATTATGCATTTAAAGATAAGTTCGTATTGAACATGTATCTTTATGCAAAATCTGCTCAGTTAACTAAGAAAGATATGACTCAGTTCATCAATAGTTCTACTGCTGTTGAATTGAAAGATCTATGTCTCGAACTTGACGAGTATATTAAGGGTGGTTCAGACAATGAGCACAAACAAATTCGTGAGGGGTATGGACACATTCCCAAACCACGTGCTCGTAAGATTAGAAACTATCTTTATGGAATTTTAGAGGATGCTTTGCGCTATGAAAGAGACAAACGACCTGGCCGTAAGAGAGGATCCTAATTTACAAATAAATAAGGGCGTGGAGTTGATGCTCCGAAACAAAAATAAGAAGGAGGGATCAAAGACTTTCCAGATTAAATTTGGGAAAATGATATCTCTATTCCGTAGAGAACTTCATTTATGCCTAGATTTTTCACTAGATGTAAAAAAGAAGGAGTAGAAACATGGTTGCCACGATCTTGACAATTAGTTCATTAGTCTCTATAATGTTCTTCTTCGTCGGAGGTATGGTTGGATGGCTAGCAAAAGAGCATGTCATCAAAACAACTCCCTATCATCCAGACACTGTTAATTTACATCCTGAATTCTTTGACGAAAATGGCAATGTACTTCCAGACCAAGTGCTTGCAGTGAGATTTGAAAATGCCGAAGACTACTATGACAACGAAGACAACTAAGAAAAGATCAGTTCCTTCTCCAAAGTTAACTGATCTCCCACCTAATCCATTCCAAAGTGAAATTCTTGAACTTGTTTCTAAGGCAAGAACTCGCGCAAAAAAGATTGAACTTCTGAAACTGCACCGCAATGAAGCTCTTGTGTCCTTGCTAATCTGGAACTTTGATGAAACTGTCCTCTCTATGCTTCCAGAAGGCACTGTTCCATACAAACCTAACGAGGCACCTAAGGGAACAGAGCACACCTCTCTGAGAAGCGAGCAGAGGACGTTCTACAACTTTGTGAAGGGGGGAAACGATAAACTTTCTAAGACCAGACGCGAACTGATCTTTATTCAGATGCTGGAAGGTCTTCATCCCGAAGAAGCTGACCTGCTAATCCTTGTTAAAGATAAGGCTCTGATCAACCGTTACAATCTTAATCGTGGACATGTTGAAGAGGCATACTCTGATATTCAATGGGGTGGTCGTTCATGATGGGAATGATTAAACTCATCCATCAAGACTGTGATCCAACATTAGCAGATGATAAGGGTCTCCCTACAAATTCTTACTTAGTAAAGTATAATGTGGAGGGAACCCTCACTCATGATATTGTGATGGCAAACAAAGCAGTCGATATCTTTGATGAGTATTACGATAAGTATAAGAAAGATTTTCTCAGGTTTGATCAGACAGAAGGAAGACTCAGACCTAATTTGTACGGAGCAAAACCAAAATCTGAGGATAAAAAGAAACGGCGATGAATGATGAGGAACTAAGAGCACAGATTGAAGTGCTAATTCGTGACGAAATTCAAGAGGTCATCAACTCTTATGTCGAAGAACAAAATAAAAGTTCTGGCGACAGTGGGATTGGTTTTATCACTCCTGAGGAGCAGAAGGAGATGACAGTGAAGATTAAGAATGCAGAGATTGATAAACTCATGAAAGAGTATAAACAGATTAAGAAGGAAGAGAAATCAAATATCTCTGAGATTAAGAAACTGGGTCTTGTGGATAAATTTGGCAACCCACTTGACTAAATAGAGAATGAGGTCTATAATAAGACCTGACGTTCATCCCACTCTTGGGTGGGACGCAAGTAAGTCGCGGAACGGAGTCGTTCATCCCATGATTGAAATTCTTTTATATTCAACACTCAGTTGTTCTGATGCCGATGCTATTATGTTTCGGATGAAGAATAAGAAAAATCTTAACGAACAAGTTAAGATTGAACTAATAGAAGCCGTAAAGGAATCTACACCTGAGTGCTATCCATGGGACGCACACGATTGAAGGAACGGGAAAACGGATCCATCGAAAGATGAGAAGGTTCAATTTCACCCAACTTTCAGGAGTAAACTCATGACTACAACAATCACTTATAGAGGGCAGAAGTACGACAAAGATGCGTACAAAGCCAGTGTGTTGGCACAAGCAACACAACAACGCAACCACAATCTAATGTATCGTGGTATTAAGATCGAACGTAAGTTCGCATCGAAGAGCTGATTGTTACGGGAGGTTAATAACCTCCCTTTTTTTTGTAAATTATTTCGAGAACTTCATTAAGTTAGCATACGCTGACTAAATATTGATAGAATTGGAGAGCGAATGAACCAAAAGTCTTCGTAATCGTCCTATCAGGAGAAATTATTATGCATAATCTAT